AATAGTTTACATTGTAAAGACCACATTTTGATTGTTTGTCAAAATTGGTATTGGCATGAACTTAAATATGTAAGATCAAGAAATTCAATTTATGAGGAACAATGAAATCATCCGATATAGAGTTGTCAACAACATATAGACAATTTGCCTTTGAAAAAATCTCAAGAGAGATTGAGAGTTGTAATGATATTGTAATTCTAAAAGAAGCTCTTCGTTCTTACGTTAAATTGTTTTTCAAACAACAGGAAACATTATCAAGTATTGATGATTATAATGTAAACATTGGTGGTGATGTTCCTCCAGAATTTGATGACCCTTTGATGTAAAAAAATGAAAAAAACTTTATTTGGAATTGGTATTTTATTGGCATCTTTATCGATGCCAACAATTAGTAGTGCAAATAATCAAAATGATTTTCAACAGAACCCACTTGAATATCCTAATGATTACTATTCTATGCATTCGTTGGGTTGTTTACTTCTCCAAGAATGTAAAGGTGGTATTACAAAAGTTACCTCACAGTCGGATCTGGAAAATTATTATGATTATACCATTAATGTTGGGGAAGAACTTAATCAGATGTTTAAGTCTTTCAACAAGTTAGGAATCGAAGTTTATATTGCACCTGAGGAATATTTCCCTGTTGGGCATCGTGGTGTTTACCATACGGTTTCAAATAATTTTTATTTGAATGAAAGATATATGTCTAAACCTCATGTTTTGATGTCTGTAATTAGGCATGAAGGTTGGCATGCTGCTCAAGATTGTATGGCTGGAAGTTTAGATAATACTTTTATTGCAGTCATTAAAAACGACAATGAAATTCCTCAGTTATGGAAAGACATTGCAAAAAACACATATCCTTCAAGTGCACTTCCTTGGGAACAAGAAGCGATGTGGGCAGGTAAAGTGGAAAATATGACTGCAAATGCTCTAAAAGCATGTGAAACTGGTGCTATGTGGGACCAACCTGGATACTCTCCCACACCATTAACTAAAAAGTTTTTAATTGACAAAGGTTATATTAAGGAGTAATGTGGAGAATTTGGTGTTACGCCTTAGGCAAAAAGGAAGGTAGAGATGATAAAGATGCAGATAAGATTGCATTTGTCAGAACCATAATTATGGTTCAGTTAGTAATCACTAACATGTTCATCATTTCCGGTAACATAAAATACTTATGGTTTGATAATTTACCTAGATGTATTATACATAGTCAAAATGTGACACTTTCTGAAGTGTCCACGACCCCTTGACTTCTAGGTTATTTTCAAATATATTATCAAAGTAGTCACCAGGAGTTCAACCATGTCCTTCACTTACATTCCACAAAAGTCAAAGTATCGAGTTACTCTTGAAATTGATGCAATGGATGATTTCAACCCTCATCAAATTGATTGGGAAAAAATTCTTGACCTTCAAGGTTCTGAAAAAGTTGAATCTTATGTAGAGGATCTGAGCACTCCTGATTTCTGGTAATTTACTATGAACACTATCACTATTCAAAATCCTATGTTTGATGAAATTAAGGATCTTCCTGGTGAGATCTTCGACATTGATGAATCTGTTTTTGATGACATTGAAAGTGAAGTCATTACAGATGACTGGTCAAATGTGATTGAAGTTGATTTCAATCAAGACTGATAAAAACAAGAGGAGAACTAAATAGATCTAGGTTTAGTTCTCCTCCAATGAAAACTTTTTCACAATTTATGATCGAAGCAAATTATGATCCTGAAATTCAGGGTCGTAGTCAAATTCGTAAATCTGGAGAAGGTGGAAGATTATATCCTTCAAAGAAAAAAACTGAACCTGAAATCCGCAGAATGAAAGCGGTTGGTGGCGGGAAAATGGAACCGGTAAAATATAAAGATAGAAAAGATATTGGTCAACAAAAACCAAAAAGTCAAACTCAACAACAACCTCAACAAGAAAGAGGTAGTAAAGAAGTCAAACAAACATACGCAGATAAGATAAAAGCTGAAAGAAGAGCTGCAGCAAAAGCAAGAGCAGCAGCTAAGAAATCTGGTGGTGAAGTTCAGAAACCTAAAACATCTTCAAAGGAGACTGAAAAACAAGCTACAAAACTCCTGAGTACAAAGAAACCTGAGAAGAAAGTATCACCTAACTATAAACCCCAGAAAGCGTCAGGATATACACGTCAGGAACGCATGAAGATTACTCGTGCTGGTGAAAGAGAACTCTCCAAAGAGTTCAAGAGACAAGAGTTAGGTAAAGTTGAGAAAGAAACTGGTAAAAAGGCAACTGGTAAGTTGAAGACTATTGCCCTCGCTCGTGCACATCAAAGAATGAGTACATGATTTGAATTAAAGTTAGTAACCTCCAAAGTTCTTCTATAGTGTAACCACCACTAAATCATGACCACATCACAAATTCTTCCCGAAGTTAATCAAGAATATGACATTGACCTAAAAGATGAGATGGATGTTGAACACTTCGTTGATAACTATGGTTTCTACAAGATCGCTGATGTAGATCTGAAGGATATTAATAGGTTCATCAAAAACCCAGAAGTGAATCCTATTGAATACATTCCTGTCAAAGGGTTAGAAGAAAAATACAATGAATACCGCGAATTGATTTATATCATCGCCATTGATGGTAAAGTTGTAAAGATTGGTGGAACATATGTTGGTATGAAAGGACGCCATCAGTCATACAATTGTGGCACTAGAAAGGCAAGAAAGAAGGGAACTTGTTCTGTTACTAACTACAACATTACAGAAACCCAATACACCGCATTTATGAACGGTAGCAAGGTGGAATGGTATGTCTTCGATGTTCCTTCCGCAGAGATGGTTATTGATGTCTTCGGAGAGTCTGTTAGGTATAATACAAAGACTTTCTATAAGTATGAATCTTCTCTGTGTGAACGTTATAATACTATGGTGGGTCATTTCCCTCCCCTTTCTGTCAATTCTGGAGTAGAATGAGCAAATCAAGAGAACTAGATAAGTTTTACACCTCTCCTAAGATTGCAGGGGAGTTTGTCGATAAAATCAATGAACTCTTCCCTCTTTCTTCTTATGAACAGGTGATAGAACCTGCAGCAGGGTGTGGGAACATTTTACAATTCCTTCCTGACGGTGCTGTAGGGATGGATATATCACCAGAGAATGATAATATCATCAAACAAGACTTTCTGTCATATGTGAGTGATTCGTCCCCACTCTTTGGATATAAAAGGATATCAGTGGTGACAAATCCACCCTTTGGTAAAGGGTACATGAATCCACTTGCTGTTAAGTTCTTCAACAAATCCGCAGAGTTTGCTGAACTTATTGCGATGATAGTTCCTGCAGTTTGGCATACATCCTGGAAAGTACAGTTTCAATTGGATGATAGGTTTGGATTGTACTATAGTGAAGTTTTGCCCAAGAATAGTTTCTTACTTGATGGTGAGAAATATGATGTGAACTGTTGTATGCAAATCTATTCGAAGGTTCCACACCCAACTATCCCAGATCTTAGGATGAGAAAGAGACCACCAACCAAACATATTGATTTTGATATGTTTTTGACTGGTGATAACGTGCCATCTCGCCCTATTGTTCAGGAACAAATCAGGAACAATGAGTATTGGGACTTTGCAATTAAGTACTGGGGAAATATTTCTATTTGTGAGATTGAGGAAGTTCCAGTAGAATCAACCTCACACTTTTTGATTAAAGCTCACCAACCGTATGTGAGAGACATGATGGAGATTGTTGTTAAGGATTGGAAGAAGTATGTGACAGCAATGGGAGCACCAAATCTTGGTGGCAAATCTAATCTTATCAAAATGTATGAAGAGGTTAAAGTTAGTAACCTCCAAAGTTCTACTGTATTGTAACCACCACTAAATCATGAACAATTCTTCTCAAATCCTTCGTGAACTTCAAGATCTCAAGAAAACTCACAAAGTTCAGGGGTTTCGTTACACAAATGAACAACAGGAACGCTATGATGAACTGATGGGTCTTCGTCGGGCTTTCATTCAATACTGGAATGAAAATGGTATGGTCTGGGTTGGTCCTTCTAACGCTGGAAGTAATTTTGAAGAGTGATTGAAAACCTTATTTGAATAAAATTATGAAATTTAACACTAAAAAGTGTGACGTTTTCCAAGACGGAGAACATCTGTTTGAATTCAATCATCAAAGAATTAAATATCTTTCGAAAGATATTTTGAAAAGTTATCAAAAACAACTTGATAAACTTGCAAAAAGATACAAAAAATGTAACAGTAGTTCAAAATTTGAAAGAGCTGAAGACATGGCATCATTGTATTATGAATGGAACGCAACCACTGATGGAAGTATCATTTACATCGTACAATCAAAAGATGATCCAAATACTTTCACCTATGTTGAAACTGGAGATGAACTTTACGTCTGACACTTTCTAAACTGTCCACCACCCCTTGACGGGGGTGGTTTTTTCATGTATATTGATTTTATTGATTGATTTTTGATGACTGTTTCTCTTCGTCCTCACCAGAAAGAAGCTCTTGAAGCCTTGATGAGTAATGATAAAGGACAAATCTTGGTTCCAACTGGTGGCGGTAAGACATTGGTCGGAATTATGGATGCAAAGAAACGATTTGAGTCTGATACTCCTCGGACTATTGTTGTTGTTGCTCCTCGTATTCTGTTGGCAGAACAACTGTCTTCAGAGTATCTGGAACATATTACTAATGCAAATGTTCTTCACGTTCACAGTGGAGAGACTAAACATTTCAGTACCACTAAACCTGAACGGATCAAAATTGCAGTTGATAGTCCAATTTACCAAAATATGGGTGTTCATTTTCATTCTCTAATCTTTACTACTTACAATTCCCTCCATCGTGTTCAGGAGTCTGGAATTGATGTAGATACGATTTACTTTGACGAGGCACATAACAGTGTCAAACGTAACTTCTTCGGTCCTACAGAGTATTTCTCTGGTCATGCAGATCGTTGTTTCTTCTTTACAGCAACTCGTAAGACTTCTGTCACTATTAACAAACCAGGAATGAATGATCGTGAAGTCTATGGTGATGTGATTTCTCGTGTTTCTGCACCTACACTTGTTCAGGGTGGATATATTCTTCCCCCTAAAGTGAAAGTGATTGACATGGAAAAACATTCCACTAAAGCTATCACTCCTGATATTGACAATGATAACATTTTGACCACGATTGATGATATTGGAATCAAAAAGATTCTGGTATGTGTGAAGACCTCTAAACAACTCATCAATCTGTTTCAAACTGACTTTGCAAAGGAGTTGACTCAACGGGGTTATTCTTACCTTTATATCACCTCTCGCACTGGGGCAATTATCGATGGTGTCAAAGTGTCCCGTGAAGAGTTTTTTAATACTCTGAATGCATGGGGAAGACAAATCTAAAAAGTTTGTGTGTCTTCACCGATCTATTCTCAGTGAGGGTATCAATGTGTCTGAACTCGAAGCTGTTATCTTCCTTCGTAGCATGAACGCGATTGAGATGCTCCAAACCATTGGCCGTGTCATCAGGGTTGGATCTTCCACCAAGACTTATGGTATGCTATGCGTGCCAGTCTATAACAACGTTGGAGTTTCCACTGAGAAAGCCCTTCAACGTTGTGTAGATATTGTGTTTGAAAAAGGTGAGATGTATGATTCTGTAACTCGTAAATAATAATGTGGGCAGTCAGTGTGTCTTGGCGGGTAAATTGACGTAAGTCCCACATTATGATAAAATTCTAAATAGTAATGTCATCGCCAAGACACACATGAGAAATTATCAACTCCCTTCACAGGGCAGGTTACAGGAACTTTTCGCCTACCAAGATGGTGAACTTATCTACAAAAAATGTAGAGGAAGACAACCTGCAGGTTCTATTGCAGGGACTAAACATCACACTGGATATTATCAAATATCTGTGGATAAGAAGATATATTTGAAGCACAGATTGGTGTATCAGTATCATTATGGTGACTTAGAACAGGAACAACAAATAGACCATATTGATAGAAACAAAAGTAATAACAGAATAGAAAACTTACGAGCAGTTGACCAAACACAG